TACTCATCCACGCCATGGCAAAGAATTACATTATACGTCTGTGTTTACTTTGGGTTGTTCTTATGCTTCCTGTTCATACTGTGGCTGATAATGACGGCTACTGTGTCCGCGCCACTGCCGCTTCCTTTGTAGGCGTAAGGGAGAGCGGAGGTAACAACCAGGGTTTTAACGACAAGGAGTTACAGAAGATGATGGCAGCCGTTGGTTGGAAGCCCGGCTATGCGTGGTGTGCATTCTTTGTTCGTGCGATCCTGGACGAGTGTGGTATTCAAAGCACCATTACAGGCTGGAGTCCTAGTGCATACAATAGAAAAGACGTAATCTTTACCGATGGAAGATTTTATCAAAGCTTTCGTGATGGCGATGTCCTTGTTTCCACATACACATATTCAAACTTCAGGAAGTCGAGATACAAAGGCATCGGACACACAGGAATCGTAGATCGCATAGGAGAGCATTCAATCCGTGCAATAGAAGGAAACACCAACGAGCAAGGGATGCGTGACTCACGGTCACGGGATGGGGTATACATAAAGATTCGTCCGCTGTCAAAGAACACCCACATCACAAGATGGAAAAGAACGGTTAAGTTTAGGACGTAATCAATAAAAACAAAATAATGAATTTAAAATCTGTCAAGTTTAAGGACAAAGCGTCCTTCGAAAAAAACAAGACCAAGGCCAACGTGGTGGCCGTATACGAGCCATTTGGCATCATCGTATTCCGCGACGAGCAGCCTGTTACTCCGGATCCGGTTAAGGTGTCTCAGTCCGATACTGTGGACGCTTCGCTAGATCAGATTCAGTCTGGCCTTGCTATTATCATTGCCAAAAACTTTGAAGAGGGTAAGCAGTACTTTGCTGCTAACAATATCGTGGTGAAGGATATGTTTGAGGTTACAAGCACCTTCTTTGTGGAGGTTCCTGACTTCATCAAGTTTGACGACTTCTATGGCAGCGTGATGTCAACTGGTAAGTTCATCAGCGTAGAGCCTGACTACATCATGCCTATGGCTGCCCACGCTGAATTAGACTACGCTGCACACTGGCACTTGCCTAACATGAAATGCTCTGAGGCTTGGAGTCTTCTCCCCGCCGGAGTAGTTAAGGAAGTAGCCGTGCTTGATATTGCCTGTGAGACAGGTCATGAGGACTTGCAGGGCATGATTAGTTCCACATCTTGGAACTGCGTAACCGATACTGCCGACGTGAACCCTGTGTCTGACTTTGAAAGACACGGAACACCTTGTTCAGGGGTTATCGCTGCCAACACCGGAAACGGAATCGGAGTAAAGTCAATCGGCAACAATAGCCTGAAGGTTCAGTTCCTCCACATTGGATTCGGATCTACTTCAAGCGGTAGTTTTTCTACGTCAGACACGATTATAACCCGTGCAGTAAACAAGGCAATCGCTAACCCTAACTGCGTGGCTATGTCCATGTCATGGGGTAGCTCCGGGTCTGGGTATCCGATGTTCAGCAATGCATTAAATGCAGCTCGCACATCTGCCCGTAACGGGAAAGGTATTCCTTTGTTCGCTTCTTCTGGTAATGAGTTCAGAAGTGACTTTACTCAGCTCCCTGCATCGTATCCATCTGTAATGGCTGTAGGTGCAAGCGCACAGAACAATACTCGCGCAAACTTCAGTAACTACGGCCCAAAGCTATTTGCTGCTGCTCCAGGTGTTGCCCTGATGACCGTGGATCGCACAGGTGCTGCTGGGTATGGCCCAGACTCTTATCGTGGATTCAGTGGAACATCCGCTGCCTGTCCTGCAATGGCTGCCGTGGCCGGTGCTGTGCTGGTTAAGAACCCAGGTCTAACAGAGGTTCAGGTGCGTGAAGTACTGAAGAACTCGTGCCGTAAGGTAGGTGGTTACGTTTATGACGCTACGGGTAAGTCGTTGGAGTTGGGATGGGGCGTGGTAGATATGTTTACCGCTGTATCTTTAGCTGGCAATGATGTTCCTGTTACACCTGTAACATTCAATGCGTATGGGGTTATTAGCTCTCCAGCCACAGCCCAAGCAGGCACGGTGGTAACGCTGTCTTATTCGGTTATCCTTGACAAGGCTCTTGCCAATGACCTGAATGTTCCTATCGTCCTTTCGTTTAAGAACGGGTCAAATCCTTCACTCAACTTCTACACTGGCAACGTGACCATCGTAAAAGGTCAAACGTCTGTGACTGCAAACATTCCATACACTATACCTAACAACGTGAGTGGCGTGTCTCAGTTCTCGATGACGATTGATCCTTCAAACACGATCAATGAAACCAATGAGAATGACAACATCGCTTTGACTTCCATCAATGTGTCTCTGCCTACGCCTCCGGACATGGGCCTAGATGCTGAGGTGGTAGCCAACAGATACGAGTGGTTGGATGCGGATCGAGTAAGGATTTGGTACACGTTTACCAACAAGGGTACTACACCAATCACTTCATGGAAGGCGGTTGTAGGCTTTGACGGCAAACCCCAAACGAATTGGAATCGCACTCAGTCTGTGCTACCCGGTAAGTCATTCAGCGCAGGGACTGTTTGGCCTTCGTCTACATTTGGTATACTACCTAACACATGGAGAATGCGTGTAACAGAGTTGAATGGATTGCCAGACGCAAACCCATCGAATAACGAAACTAGCATTGTGGTTAGTAGGTAATATGGTTTCTTTAAAACAAAAAAGGGAGGTCACGATTGGCCTCCCTTTTCTTTCAACAATAACAACTATAACAACAACAGATACAACGACGTACCGAAGGTAGCAATCGTTGCACATTTCCAAAATATTTTTCTTCTACGCTCCTTTTTCATCTCGGCCTTCATGCCTGAGTACTGATCTTTCAGGAAGCGAATCTCTGCTAATTGATTTAGGCGCACCTCTTCGCAGAGGTTGCCATTCTGAATAGCCAAATCCAAGGCTATCTGAGCAGCCTCGATTTGGTCTTTCATCATTTGAATACGCTGCGAACGGGACTCGATCGTCACCTTGTCCTGACGGATGGTCTCGGCAGCAGCAGATATGACCTCCTGAGCCTCCCTAGGAAGCTGTGGGGTACTAGTTGGCTGGGCGCAAGCGTCCGTTACGATACTCATTGAGAAGATAATTCCAAGAGCTAACGTATAAAGTCTTGAGCGAGTCATTTGGTAGGTGGGGTATTCGTGAAACAATTCTTTGTGCTTTTTCTATGCGTTCCTGTTCAACTAGGAACTGCTGCTGATCCTGAACCATGAACGAGTCAAGGGCTGCCTTGGTTTGCGTCACGATAAACAGGTTGGAGTCCATCTGTGCGATGTACTTCTCGTTGATATCATGCAGCCTCTCAATGGCCACAGCTTCGTTCTCTGAACTCGTGTGAAGGATACCCATTCGGAATACCATAAAGAATACTCCGAATAGGATCACAACACTGAGTGCAAGGATGATTAAGGTATATATGTTCTTAGTCTTGTCCATCATTCAAAATTAGCGTAGCCTAGGTCTTCCCAGGTGGGTGATTCAATCATTTTTTTAACTCCTTTACTTTGTCCTTATATAAATAGATAGCAGTCTTTATGTCGTCAAGCGGCATACTCAGTCGTCCGTTCCGCAGGTCTTGCAGCTCCTGTAGCTTGGCTTTCCCTATTCGTTTCTCAATCCGGATACCATACTCAAGCAGGTTGCCATGCTTGTGCTGGTTGCAGGACACACATTGTCCATGAACGTTTGCCTCGTGGAACCTAAGGTTAGGGTAGGAGCCGACGGAAAAATAATGACCAGCGTCATACTTACCCTGCAATGGTTTACCGCAGGATATGCATCCCTTGCCTTGGTCTCTCAGCCGAATGTATTGGTTGAACACCTGCTGTAGTTCCTTGCGCCATTGGGACACGGACTTGTTCCGCTCTTTAACTTCCTTCAGTTCCCTCTTAATCTTCTTGTCCTTCTGCTTGGAGGAGTAGGCTATCATGCACTCGATGTTTTCACACGTTGCTTGCATCGTGCTGTATTTTGGGATAAACTCCTGTCTACAGATCCTGCATTTTTTACTCCTCTCCTTCATATGCTATCTTATTTTTCAGCAGGCTTCCACTCAGCCTGTTCTTTAGCCAAGTTCGCCTTGACGGTCTCTTCAAGCATCGACACGAAGTACTCGATTTCTCCCGCGTCCTCAAAGTATTGGTTGAACTGCTCATGGTCTGCCTCTACAGCAAAGGTAGTGACTCCATTGGTGCTACGCAAGACCGTGAAGTTCCAAATCTTGTTTTCTATGCCAGGAAACGCCATTGTTATCGTTCCCGTAAAGTGTTCCACCCTCTTGGATGGCTTGTCTGAAATCTTTATCATAGCTTTATGTCGTTTTGTTCTATTAATCTAAAAAACTCTTGGTATATCTCATCGCAGGTCTCCCACTTCTCGGCTGGCATCTCTTCGTACTTTACCCTACCTCGGAGGTAGTTTCTGATATCGTTGAGTGCGTAGGCCATCTCACGGGATTTAACCGCCATGTCGAAGTATTCCTGATCGTCAGGAAGATTGAATTCAAGTATTGCTTTCATCTTGTTTTTGGATTTGTTTGTATAGGTCTCTCAGCGAGAGTGCTATTATCCACAAAGGTATTGATACTATTATTGCTGATATCATATCTCAAGTTGTTCGTTTGGTTCGGGAATGTAAATATCTAACGTCTCAGCAGCAAACTGCTTGACGTGTTCCATGTATTCTATAAATTCTTCCGTTGCAAGTTCGGATGTTTTGCGTGGGATTCTCATGACTTCCCCGGTGGTCGGGTCGGTCAGTTCAGAGTAAAGGAATCGTCCCTTCAAGAATTCATGCGTAAGGTCGCGGTCAACGTCATGGCCAAGCTCCCTGAGCCTTTCCACTATCATGGCCACAACTACACCCCAATAGTAGGCATTCTGCACATCGGAGCGTACACGTTTCTTTACCTTTACTTCGACGGTCACAGCCAAGTCCTTGTCACGGGACATGGCTCTGACCTGTTCTTCGAAGAGGGGGCGGTCGTAGATCCGCAACGCCCCCTGTGGTGTGATTACTCCATTGTGTTTCATTCTATCCTCCATATGCGGACACCTGCTGGGAATGCTTGTGTCTTGAATTTGTAGTTACGATTCTTTCTGACAAACATACAAGCGGCTGCGGCAACCTTCTGCTGCATACGCTTAGGATCAATGTCGTCTTTGACAAAGAATGAGTCACCCACGATCATGTCGCGGAATGGGTACTTAGACTTTCGTTTGATTATTTTGGGGGCAGGCACGCCCTTCTCGATTTGGATTTTCATAGCGATTGTATTAGTTGTTCTCTTGATATAAATGCTCTTCTCTCCGCAACCACCAATGAGTTTCCTTCTTGGTCTCGTGCAAAGAGATATGTTCTATGTTCATTCTCTTCAAAGGTGACGTCCATCTTGTACATCACTCCGAATTTAATCTTATCATCTTGGATAAAAAAGATTGTGTCTCCAAAGGAGAACTTAGTGTCGATTTGAATTTTCATTTGTTTTGATTATTAGATTTCTTCTTCTTCTTCAGTTACGCCAAACTTCTTGGCTTGCTCTACAATCTGATTGAAGTTGTAACCCGCTGCTTCAATCTCAGCGCGAACTTCCTCGTTCTTCTTGGTGATGTTGTCGCCCTTGGCGTAGCGTGCAACCACACGAGTCCAACGTGCAACCTGAGACTTAACTGAGTCAGCATAGTCGCGTGGCTCCTCGAAGTCGTATAGGAACTTGAGATAGTTTGAATACTCGATGCCGAAGTTCTTCTTGAACTTGCCGTCCTCCACAACGATGTGCTTCTCAAGCGGTGGTCGTAAGCCTGCGGTATAGTAGTGAGTGATTGCGGCTAGGTCTGCGAGGTACTCCTGCTCTAGATCAGGCCAAGGCTCGTATTGGAAGCACATCATGCGTAAGTCGTCTTTGCATATGTACACTAACTCGCCATTCAGACCCAAGCCTTTCATGTAGTGGAATAGCTGAAGCCTATGGTGTTTGATCGGCTTCTCAGTTTTCTCCATCATGTCCATGACAAAGGACGAGCATGACTTGATCTCAAGGACTTTCTTCTCAAGCTCCTTGTCACCGAACTTCTCGTATAGCTTCTCTGCAATGTACAAGGAGGATGCTTGGATAGATTCAGGAAGGTGAGACGATGTGATGTCTTGCTTGGCACGTTCAATGTCAATCTTGCCACCCGCTAGGAAGTCAAGACGACCTGAGACCTTGAGCATATTAGGATACTCAACCATTACACGTTCTTGTGTGTTGTTGATGAGACCAGCACGTTCGAGGACATAGCGTACTACCCACTCGACAAGGTTACCCGCCTCAAACTTGCGGAGGCTTCTCATGTTCGGAGGATTAGTAGGGGTGACGGCCATCATCTTGAGGTATCGATCAACTAGGGGTTGACCTATCTCAGATGCATAGCAGTAATCGCGTGGCTCAAGCGCACGCTGTTGGGAATAAACGCATTCATTCCATAGTTGTTGTAGATTCCAATTCATGTTGTTGTATTTAATGTGCTAGTTTATACTGAGTGCTGCGGCTACTTTTCTCTTCGTACTGCGGTAGTTTCGTGGTAAAGAATTGTTGAATTCTGAATACGTTCATCCACTGCGCCATCTCATAATAGCCGCTATTGGTTTTGATGTGGAGATACCACTGATTACATCCGCCAAAATCGTCCGTGCATTTAATGGCGCGTAGGTTACCCTCAGTAACCTCAAAGGGTTTGATTCCGTTGTTCATGTTGTTGTAGTTTAAAAAAGATTGTTTTGATTTCGTTTGGTATATTCTTGAGCAGTCGTCCGCTCGATTGGTAGTTGGTTGACACCTTGCCAATGTATTTGACGCGCTTGCCTATGATTGCATAAACGTCACGCGAATGTTTGACAACCTCATAGCCATCTTTCGTTTTAAATAGCTTTGTCATTTAGATTGCAAATATAGTTATAATCTCAATGCTCATCATTAATCTCAACTAATTAAGACTAATTAACTCCTCAGAGAACACCTCAGCAAGCACTTCTGCTAGATCATCCTCCTCAGATTTGGTCAGCAGTCTCCGGAACAAACGGGCATCGACCCACCAAATATTGTCGGTCTTCTCATCGTTTGTTTGGCATACAGGACATTGGGTAAACGGCCTGTCAGAGGTATATCCAACGTCAACAAGGAGTATACACCCGCATCCATTGCGCTGCAACTTGTGCGCGGTGTATACTTTTCCTTTCTTGACGACACCTTGTGAGTGGTCTTTGATGCAGATGATGTCATCTCCAGCGCGGTAGTCTATTGTCATTTGTTAATGTCTTTTAAGAGCCACATCATTAAGGCGAATACTATGTGATCAATAAAACGCCTCACGATGGACGAGGTTTAAGATTTTGGTGTGTGCTTCGTTGAACTCGGTCATGAACTCTTCCCGCTCTATGAGTTGGAAGTTTTCGTAGTTGGCTTTAACGCGGTCGATTTCGCTTTCCACATCCTCGACATACGTTTCAATCTCATCAACATCAATGTTCCTAATGCCGCCGTAATTCGTAACACGAATGTCATGACCCGATGTGGTAATCATGCCGTAGTTAAACTTACGTTGGTAGCGGTGTTGGTACTTGAAGTAGATTGAGGTTTCAATGCGTGGCTTGTCATCCTCCGTGTAATGACCATCGTCATCGGGGTTGGATAGTTTCCAACTATCGTAGTTGTTGTAGATCATTGCTCTTTCTGTTTTAGTTCATGTTCGTTAATTGCCATGTCATCGATATCGTTATTGATTCGCTCAAAGCTTCTATCAAGTACTTCGTTCAGTATGTACTCGGCAGTAGACTCGTCACATTCATACTTGTTTGTAACGTCTCTGAGATGCCACATAGCGTCTACTTGATAGCCAGCGTTCCTCAGCGTTTCCTTAGCCGCTTCTATATCATCAGTTTCAGGATTCGGAGGGTCAAGCTTATCGAGTATGGCGGTGAGCGTTTCTATCTTGCTCTTCTCGTTATCAATAAGTAGAAGCAAGATGGCCTCATCCGATTCGTACATACTGATGTTACGAATCTGCTCTTCGTACTTCATTACGCTCTTCCAAGCATTCATGATGTCAACTTGGATGTCCTTGATGGCCTTGTCTAAGACCTGTTGTTTGGTTGTGCTCATATCATTTTGATTGTTAATTTCAACTGACTTAGTGCTTGGGATATATCGTCAAGTATTTCTTGCTCTCGCATATAATTAAACGACTCGACTGACTGACCCGAATCCTCGTATATGTCAAGGCTGTAAACTTCTTCACTGTCATCGTAGCTAATGGATAGGACGATGGTTTGTTGGGGGTTAGCGCGGTGCATTGTTGCAATGAAGTCTGCGAATCCCCAATGGTGGAATTTTAGGCGCATCATTTCTTTTCAAGATTTAGTTTTGGTTGTGACTCTATCCACTTGTCGTACTCGTATTCGATTACTTGCTCTTCGCTCTCGTACGACTTGCCATTGAATATGTACAAGTCTTTGTCGAGGTCGTGGTCAATGAGTTTGAAGAATTCTTCGGGTATTTGGTCGTCCTTGATCATGCCCTCTGGGTTTATGTTAGCCCGTCCGTAGATCCGCATAGCCCCTTCGCTATACTCGCAAGCCATAGATAGATTGAACTTCTTACACAACTGCGCTAGGTCATTGAGGTTGGGTGACCACTTGGTTTCGTAGTTGAATACCAAAATCTCTGCACTCTCGTGCTCTTCAATCAGTATGTCGAAGAAGTATGCATCGATAACATCTTCAAGCGTGAGTGATGTTGCTTGTCGATGAGTAAGCATATACTCTTGCCCATCTTTCAATACTTGCCTGAAGGTTTGAATGTCCTCTGCACGTCCTGTGCAAACGACATAATTGTAGCACCAATTTGCCATTGTTGTTGTTGTTTTAAATGTGGGTGCAATATAATTTCTAATACTGCACCCACTTGTTAATGATTGTTAATTATGCCAACCGCATCCACCATTGTCATTACGCACCCAATTGTCGTGGTGTGTTGACTTGAGGTGGTCTTGGTAATTGCTATGCCTAGATGTACTGCAAGAGCAGAAGAAGGCGGCTAGGATGATGAGTCCGATGATGACTGCAAGGATGCGGTCATAGAGTCTGAATTTTACTTCGTTGTTCATTTGTTTGAGTGTAAGGATATTGATTTGTTTACTAATTGAGTCCATCGTTGGAAGAAGCGTTCGTCTCGGAATAG